ATTAGTACCTGCGGCATCTAAAGTATATGCTGTAACACTAACACCCGCTACTGTAGCAGATAAGTCATCTGTACTACGGTAACTAAAAGGAATAGCGTATGTAGTAGTTGTACCGTTTCCGGTGTATCTTACGAATGAATTAGCCATATTTGTGTTTTATCTCTTCTAAAAGGGGTACTTTATCTATTCACCTATTAATTCTTGAAATTCTATCATTTCTGCTGATTTTTTAATAGCATTAGCGGTAGTTACTTTGCCATTTATTTCAAATAATCCATATTGTTTAACCCATTCTCTAGCTTCTCTTTCAAATTCTCTAATACGAGAAAGTAAATAAGCATCACCTATATACTTACCGCCAAGTAATTTATTAGACACATATCTTTTGTTAAACTCAGAATTAGGGTTTTCTAACTCATATTGAAAAGTTTCATTAAGTGTTCTACCACCTATTTTAATTTGACCTTTCATTTGACGCATAGCTTCATACATAGTAGTACCTTCAGGGAAAGTTATTGTCTCACCTGTAATTGGACTTTGCATTTGAACCATCATAGTTGTTTTCATATTTAATGGTTTTTTAGTTCCAATATTAATAGTAAACTGTGGTCTTTCCCATTGTATATTAGATGTTTCTAATTTTTCTTGTGCTTCTTTTGATAATACAATTTTATCACCATTGCTATCTACCATTTCAGTACTCCAGTGTGAAGTTACTGGAAACATATCTTGTGCTTGACCTAATAATAAACCTTTTGGTTTTGGATAAACATTTCCTAATGGGTCAGATTTAGGTGACATTGCATCCCCATAATTTAATATTTCATATTTACCACCTAAGTATTTTTCATTTATAATTTTTGCTAATCCATAAGGTGTTGATTGTTTTAAATGGTCTAAAGCTGTTACAAGCTCAGCTTCAGCATCTGCAAATACTTTATTAGTCCATCTCCATGATGTAGCTAAAGGAACATTTTTAGAACCAAATCTACCAAAGTATCTTTCTAATTTAGAAATGTTTTGTGCACCTTCTTCATTAGTTGCTTCTGTTTCAGAAAATATTTCTGTTAACTTAAAGAAATCTTGTGTCATTAAATTACTAGCAAATATATTAGACCATAAAGAAAATGATGAACCTGCTATATGACGCATAAAATCTAAATATCTTTCTTGCTCTGCGCTGTGTAATGGGTCATTAAATATATCACTTGCTTCTTCTAAAGCGTCTTGTATAGATGCTGTAACCATGAATGGTATAGATAAAGGAAAGAAACGAGATAGTGAAGTATATTGTGTTACACCATTTTCATCTTCCCATTTATAAGCAAATCTTTGTTTTCTATCTTTTTCTTTGTAACCAGTTAATCTACCTTGCACTGTAAGATATGTTGCTAAGCCATAAGCCGCCATTCCCACACCTTGTATAGCTTGTGCTTTGTTTCTAACAATAGGGTCAGAAGCATTTTGCATAGCTCTAAATTCCATATTTAATTTATTAAGTAAAGGTGTTGCTTGCCATCCATATTTAAATAAATTAACAGGTGTTTTTACAAAGTGTAAACTTGATAACACTCTTATTAAAGGCATTTTGTTTACAGTTTTTAATAACCAATCACCAATATTATATTTACTTTGTTTTTGGTCTGGATAAAATTGATTAGGGTCTAACATTTCATTTTTAAGATTTTGTGTAAATGAACCTGTTCTTGCTACATATGTAGGGTCGTTAGCCACTGATTTAGTTAAGTCATCTAATGATGATGCTTCTAATGGATTAAATGTTTTTGTTTCTCTAAAATTACCAAATTCATCTTCATATTGATAATATAACTCAGACCATTTCTTTTCAAATGGTGTTTGTTCTACTTTTTGTTTTTCAAAATCAGCTAGTTTTTTATTTAACTTATCTAATCTTTTTACATTAATTTTATCTTGTGCTTGTTCAAATCTAATGTTTTCTTTAACATTTCTAATATTATCTTCTAAGGCAACTATTTGTGTTTTATTAAATATTTTTCTATCTTTCCATAACTCAGGATAAAAGGCTCTCATTCTTTGATTAACATTAGCAACTCTTGCGCTTCTGTTAAATATGTTTTTCATTAGAGTATCACCGGCACCTAACAATCTTAAAGTTAAGAATGAAAGTTTACCTAATGGTGTACCTGCTTTACCTAAAGCTTGTTTGAATAAACTATCAGATGCTTTTAATTGGTCAAAATATGTTTCCATGTTTCTCTGTTGTCTACCATCTAATCTATGCTCTAAAGCATCTCCAATACTTCTATTTGCTTTCCATGCTAGCTTAGCTTTCTTCATAGCTATTTGAAAAAATCTTAATTGAGAAACTAATAAATCTCCTGCCATTTGCATTTGATTAATACCTTGTCTTCTGTTACCATTTTTAAAACTAATTAAACCACCTGTAAATTGTTCTACTATTTGTAATTGAAATTTAGTTGCGGCAGATAATAAGTTTATCTCATGTGTAGTTGGGTCACCCAATAAGTTAGCTGTTGTATATTCATTGTAAGCTTCAAAGAAAGTGACGTTTTTTTGTTTCATCTTTCTATTTATATTTTTGATTACTTTATTCATTTTGTAATCATTTGAGCTTATATCAGCTAAATCATTAACTGCTTTTATTTTTTGTGAAGCAGGTAACTTTTTAATTTTTGCAATTAATTCTGGTAATTCTTTTGCTATTGCTATATCTGTTTCCATTCTTAGTTTATCAGCTTCAGTCATTTCAACCATTAATTTTTGTTGATTTAAAGCGTCTGATACACCTTCAACAGTTTTTACATGGTTTTTAATAAGCACATTTTTTTCGTCAATAGCTTCTATTAACTTTTCTGTAACAGCTATTTTTTCATCCATGTCAACAGCATTGTCAGCTAGTTTTCTAATTTCAGAAACTTCATTACTTTTATTTAAAATATTAACACGACCTGCATAAATAGTAGGTGCTAAGTCTGGTGCAATTTTTGAGACAGTTTTTAATTCTTCATCTAATTTATCTGCATTATCTTTACCTAATAATTTAGATGCTTTTATTTTTATTTGATTAAATAAACCAACTCTTTCAGTTGTTCTTACTTCACCTTTTTTAATTAAATCATTAATACTTGTTTTAATTTCTTGTACAACAACATTATGAGGTTCATCTGGATTAATTTTAGACAAATTAATAACAGGTGTTCTTCTTTTAATTTCACCTACTTTTTCATTAATTGTATTAACTTCACTTGTTCTATCTGTTACTTTTTTAGGGGGTTTTTGTGACGGTGTTTCTGGTGGGAATTTTTTAGTTTTGCCATCTTTACCTGAAAAGGTTTCATCAGCTTTACTACCACCCCAAGCAAAATCTCTGCTATAATCAGATTTAAAACCATCACCTTTATCATAAAATCTTCCTGCTTTACCTTTAGCAGACCATGCAGACATTCCTGCACCTACAGTACCTTGTGCAACACCACCTGTTGTACCAGTAATTAATGTTCTTGTTAAATTATAATCAGTCATTAATCCTGCATCTACTTCAGCAGTTTGTCTTGCTAAGTCTGAACCTGTAGCAACTGCGGCTCCGTAAGCCGCTTCTTTTTTACCTATTTCTATAGCCGCTTTTTTCATTGCAAGCTTTTGAAATTCTTTTTTTGTTAAACCTTCTAATGCTGTTTTACTAGCTTCTCTAGCTATAATTTTTCCTGTACCTAAACTAAATAAGTTAATAGGGTCAGCTATTAATGCAGGTACAAAATCTTTAGCCCACTTAGCAAAACCAATAGTTTCACCACCAAAATAAGGAAGGTCAGCATATACTTGAGTTATCTCTGCCCAGTCACCTTTATATTGGTCATCTTTAGCTAAAACTTGTCCAACATCATTTACAATACCTACTGTATTATATTCACTCCAAATTCTATCTTGATAAAACTTTTCTATTATTTCACTTTTAGTATAATCATTAATACTTTTACCACCGGTAATAGCATTGTTTTTATCACTAATACCACCTGAGTAATATCGTTTTAATAATTGTTCAAATTCATCTGATTGTAATTTTTCTAAAGCTAACCTTTGACGCTCAGCTTTTTGCATAGCATCATATTTTTGACGTTCTATTCTGTTTCTTCTGTTCTTTTTTCTATTAGCTATACCACCTTCTTTGCTAACAGTTAATTCTTCTTCAAAAGAAATTCCTAAATCTAATGCCATTATTATATATCCTTATATTATTTTAAGTATTGTCCAACTAATTCGTCTAATTGAACTGAACTAATATTAAATGCTTTTGCTAAATTTAATTTTGCATCTTCTGATAAAACTCTATTGTACAAATCTTTAGTCATTGGTCTACCAGTAATTTGTTCTAAAGTATTTATAAAGAAGTTTTGTTGTGCTTCTACACTAGAACCTTTTTCAATTAATCCTAAAGGTGTATATGTTTCAATTTTAGGTAACTGAAAGTTTTGTAAATTAGAATTAATATTATCTATTAATGAATTTATTTGGTCAGTGTAATCTACACTTTCTATTTGTAAATCTTTTATTAATCTTTCTGCTAAAGATTTTTGAGCTTCTCTATCATTTTTAAATCCTTCAAAGCCTTTAGTGTTTAATAATCTTTCAAAATCTTTACTTTCCATCATAATTGTAACTGGACTAAGTAAACTAGCGTCTGCTTGTGAAACTATCTGTGCTGTAAAAGGTTTAAAATTTTCAACAGCAGTTGCAACATTACTTTCATAGTATTCAGTTACTATATCATCTAAATCAATTGAAGATGTTAAATCAATACCTTCTTTGTTTATTCTATCTGCTAAGCCATTTAACCAAGTAGGATTAGAATAAGTTTTAATTTTTTCATTATATGTTTCATTAAAGAATTTTTGTTGAGACACAAACCATTCATTCTTTTCTGTAGCATCTGCTAATCTTGATGGTTTAGGATTTTGTTCTAACCATGTCATATAATCGTTTTGCATCTCTTGTTGTATTAAATCTGATACATATTGATTTTTTTGTGAATTATATTTTTTGTCAACAGCAGGAACTAAATCAACAATAATTTTATTAATTTTACCCACAGTATCTGTAAATGCTTTTTCTTCAAACGGTGGTGAGTAATTGTTGTTTTCATATTTTTTAGCATCTAATAATAAACTATTTAATGTTACTAATGTTTCTGAGTTGTTAGAAGCATCTCTCCAATCTTCTAATAATTTTTGTTCATTATTATTATAAACACCATTCATAATATCTATTTTAATAGAACTTACTTTATTTTTATCTTCTCTTAATTCAGCTACATTTTTAGCTGTACTGTTTGTTGTTATATTTAATTCAGGATATTTTTTAACAGCTTCAGAAATTTTATTAGTATAAGATATTTGACCTTCAACTGTACTTCTATCTATAGAAAATATTTCAGAAATTAAATCTCTTTTTTCTGTTTCTCTAAGTCTTACAGACGCTGTGTATTCAGCATTAGCTAATACTCTTTCTTTAGTTTCAAATGCTTCTATAATTTTTGTTACAGTAGGATTATTTTTAACACTTCTTAAAGAACCTAAAGGATTTCCACCTTCCCCAACACCTCTATCAGCTTCAAGTATTTGTTCTATTTTATATAAATCAGAAGTAGTTTGTGCTGTATCAATTGCACTTGTAATATATGTATATGCTGATTGATTAGCTTCGTCATTAGTGTAATGAACTCTTTTTGTAGTTTGACCTTCTTCAGGTGGTAGTGGTGATTTTAAAGAATTTACTTGTTGCCAAAAAGTTGAAGCTTCTGCTTGTGATACAATTTTTGCACCTTCTTTTATTTTTTCTTCTTTAGCAAATTTACTTCTTACTTCAGCATCTTTAATTGCATCTTTAGCTTTGTAATCATTAAATACTGCCGCAAAACCTAAAGCATAAGAACCATCTTTATCTGCAAAACTTGGTAAATATTCTTTATAAAAAGCAGGTAAATTAGTTTCTTTAAAATTATATTTGTCTTTATTTTGTTCTATCTTAGTAATTGCATCTACAGCTTGATGTCTACCTGTATGATATTGAACAGTTTTGTCTACATATCTACCACTTAAATTAGGATGCTTACCTTGTAAAATTTCTTGTTGAACTGTATCTGCATCTTTAGTTAATAAAAGTTTATTTAATTCTTGTACTGCTACATCTTTTTTCTTTTCAATACCTTTTTTATAAATTCTTTCTAAAGCAGGGTTTACTTCTTTTTGTAATACATTTATTAAATCAGAAGTTTCAGTTTGTGTTGCCGCATTTACTGTACCTGCAAATGTTGCTCCCATGTATTTATTTGTTACTCTTGATTTATATGCCATTATGATGACCCCTCTGTCGCTGTTCTAATTGCTGATATTTTATTAATTTCTTCTGTATTAGGTGATATATCACTTTTATATGATTGATAACCTTCTGCTCCAATTGTAGCTACTTGTAATAACAATCCAGTTTTACTAGGTATTGGAACTGGTTTAATTGAATTATATCTTCTTGCTTGAGCCGCATAAGCTTCTCGTTCTTGTCCCATTAATTTTATAACATCAGTTTCATAATCTCTTGCAACATCTAAAAATTGCATATCATATGTACCTGCAATATCTTGAACAATTTTAGCTCCATTTCCTGCATTTAAATTTAATGCTTGAGCTTGTTTTTTATTATTTTCTTGAGATATTTTAAATTCTTCTGCTTTCTTTTCTCTAGTACTTGAAACTGCTTCTCTATCTATTTTAGATAAATCATCTAAATATGCTTGGTCAGAATTTTTTCTAGTTTGTGCATTTGCATTTTGCTGACTTTTAGCTAATGCTTTTTGATTTCTATAGCTAACTATCGCTGTTCCTATTTTTAATGCAGTTACTACATCACACATAATTAATTATTTGTCTCCTTCATCATTAATAAAAATGGCATTTTACCAAAACCATAATCACCTATTTCTTGTTTTGGTTCAAAACCTAAATACTGAAGCCATTTAAGTGACTTCCAATTTCTTTTATCTACAAAGTTATAAAGATATTTATAACCCATACCCATCTCATCTATCCAATGTGGACATTCTTTAATAAATTGTTTTGTATGTCTAAACAATATTTCACTAGACAACATCCATGCTACTCCATAATCAGGCTCAGCACATTTAGCTACTCCAAACATACCTATAACACCTTCTGACTGTGTTCCTATAATACTATAAATTTTACCATTAGGTTCCGTAAATGGAAACACTAATGCTTCTAAAGGTGATGAGTTATTAGAAGCTCTAATCTCTGCTCTATCATCTTTACGTATTCTAGGTGCTAACTCTAAAGCATCTTTTAGTATAGCGGGTCTAACGTAATTTTCTCTGGTCATTTAAATCCTTTGTGAACGATTGTGATAATAACCCTCTACTTCTGCACTAGCAATATACATTGGCAAATGTGAAGAGCTTTTAATATCTAATGTAAAATCTGTGTTTCTACATGAAACGGGTAC